GTAAATGACCCATTTTTCTTCATATTATTGATGTCTTGAGGAGAATATTGTGTCAAAGTAGAAGAAGAATCAGAGTCACGTAGTGTTTTTGAAAAATCAGCACTCCCTACTCCGCCTTTGGTCACAGGAGTATCGGTATCTTGCCATTGATCGTTAAAAGCATTCAAAGCAAGCTGGGCAGCTTTGGCTGATTGAATGTCACGGGGTAAATGAGGCAATTGATCGGCAATATCTTGCGTGATAGTCGTGGCGGGAAGAGCCATTTCAAATTCCCGACGAATATTAGGGGGCTTGCCTTTTGCGGTAACTTTTGTTTTATTTTCTTCGTTTTTTTGATCAAACCACGGTTGGTGCAAAATTTCAGGGGCCACGGGATGAGCAAATCTTCCCACGACACGGCCATGAATGCCCCAATCATAAGATGGATGAACAGGAAGACCAGATTCTTCGCCAAGACGAACAAGAGCCTGAGAAGCACCTTTAGGCACCTCAATTAGCATCATGGCATGACCATATGGAACGCCAGCGCCTTCAGAACCTAAAGTGGATCGAGTGATTTTACTGACACTTGGAGCGCCTAATTTTTGCGCTTTTGCAGTATCTAATGTTTGAAACATTTTTTTTCGCGCTTTGAAAGTGAGGTTTTTAATGGCACCCCCAACATCAGGATGTTCCAATCCAGGGAAAGTTTCTAATCCCCGCCCTTCTTTACTTTTGCCACCAGCGCGAATCATCTCATTTAGGTTTTGAATATTTTCAGGAGAAATACGCCCATCACGAAGATATGCTTGAATTGTTTTTGCAACACTATTTGACATAGATGCATTTGATAAATGACTGTCTTGATTCATTGCATGCACTGCAATATAATCGGCGTTTTTGTTTAATTTAGCTGTTCCTTTTTCTTTTCTTTGAACTGCCCAGGCCAATTTGTGAAGTTGGCTTTCGGGCAATATTCCATAAGAAGGACCACCCATCATAACTTCCGGGTTTTCAATTTGACTACTGTCAATGCCAGAATAATGACCACCAGCACGGGTTAAATCAGCCAGCAAAGATCCAACACGTTTGCCAACAAGATCTTGCGGATTGATAACAGGCAAATCTTCAAAGGATTTATATTGCGTTGGTTTCCAGCTTTCCCATGGATTTTTTATTGGTTTCAGCGGCTTATCATGACCCATCCCCGGCATTGCCTGCGCCGCTACTCCCAACGCCTTCTGCACCGTAGGATCGTCGGTCGGCTGAACATCACCGCCTTCCGCGAAATGCTGCGGCTCAGACGCCACATGCACCCCAGGCACCATCGACGCAAGGTGAACGGCTGGGGCTGCTGGCTGGCTCGGTATCGGCCCAACGTCGCGGGCAATGCTCTTGGCAACCATCGTTGCACGGCGGATGGCTTTCTGGGGATCGCCCGCCACCCCCCCCGGCGCACGACCCACCCGACCACCGCGCTTATTCCCAGCGCCACTTTCGGACGCACTTAACATCGCCACGGCATTGGGATCGACCATTGTGGATGGATCATCAACCGGCGCTGATACCGGGGCAACGTTAGGCGCAGGTGCCTGTCTAGTGGCACCGGCAGGGATCGCCGCATACGGGTTATAGCTACCCACCAGATCGCCCGCGCCCTGCCCATATCCACCCATCAAGGCATTAGCGTTCTGCCACTGCTGCTGTTGCGGCGAATACAGGCTCTGAAGGAAGTTCTGCATCCAGGCATTATAGCCCTGCGGCGACGACATCGACCCATAACCCTGCGGCGTCTGCTGAGAAGACAGACCGCCATAGTTCACCATGCCCGGTGTCGCACCGCCCATCGCCTACTTCCCCTCAGCCTGTTTGGCAAACGGCGCAGCAATCGGCGCTGCCTCCGGGTGGATCAATATCTCACGCGCCATCTGAAGAAGCTGCAACTTCTCATCAGACTGACGATCCTCGGTCTTGTTCGAATCATCGAACGCCACCTTCGCCGCATGGATCTTTAGCTGCTCACGCCGCGTTTGGGCGTCCATCAACGACGCCTGCGCCTTGGCCTGCTCGACCGTCGTCGGCCCCTGATCCGGCTTGGTCGCATCCATTTGCATAACCGCCGTCTCGGCCTTCATCTTCGCAACCTCGGCCTGCGCCTTCAACGTCCGCGCATCGGCCTCCTGCTTCTTAACCTGCATCTCGGCCATCTGTTTTTGCAATTCAGGTGGCATCTGACCCTGCGCTTGCGGCGGCGCCATGAACTGCTCAGGGTTGCTGAAGCCGATCGCTTGGATACACGCCTGATCTATGGCAATCGGGTCATACATCGTCGGAGACGCCGCCTGTAGCTGCTTCAGCGCCGCCAGCTTCATCAACCGTTGACCATGCGACGACGTGTTAGGATCGGCCTGCGGCGTCAGTTCGCAGTTCTGCAAGGCAGCCAAGAACGTCTGTTCATCCCACTGATAAGCTGGCTTCTTATTGCGCTGCCAGAAACTCTCGGGATGCTCACGAAACACCCGCACCAGCAACTGAAACTCCTCGGCCTGGGCGGCGTGCATGCGCTTATGCACCGCGTTTATGACCTTGGTGGCTTGCTCGATCATCGCCAGCGTCGTGCCGACCGGCGCATCAGCGCGCCCTTCACCGACTTGCTGCTCGCTTGTCCCACCAATCCGCATACCCGTCTGCGCCATGTCGCCGACAAGGTTCATCAACGCCCCGGACGGTTCCTTGTATGGAAGGGGCATGATGGCTTGCGAAATAGGCATCCCTCCGGTTTTGACAAGCGCGCCACCACCCGGCGGAACGCGGAATATGTTCGTATTCTGGCGAGCGCCAGTGTCAGCCATAAGGAAACCAGGGAACGACGCAAACATGCCAGCATCGAGCAACTCGCGCCAAGCAGCAGTGATAGCATTTGTAGTGTTACCAAGAATATGAAGAAGACCAATATCGTAGAAGCCCAGACCGGGAACAAAAGTATACTTAACAAAGTTGGCTCTGGCACTAGGAAGTTCTTTATCATCCTCATCATAATTCCTAACAATCGACAATATCTGCTTAGATGAGACGTCAATCGTGACACGATACGGGACTTCCAGGCCACTGTCCTTCCCCTTATACTTGTGTTCAAACCCAGATATATTTAACTCACAGTAGCATTCGTAGATTTCGCGGTCGCGGTCGTCGGGATCGCCGGCATCAACAGAAATACCCTGCTGGCTGTTTTCCTCCTCACGCACTGCATCCAGCTTGGGCATGTCGGCGCGTGGCAGGTCGGTATCCTTGTAGACGCCCAGGATCTGCAACCGGCGCACCGTGCTAGGCTTCATCATCGTCCGATGCGTCACCCGGCGAGCGTTCATCAGATCGGTCGCCTGATTGGACACGATCAGGTCGTTGGCATCGACGCTCTCGCTGACCGGCCTGTTCCGCAGCGGGCAGAAATAGACTTTCTTAAACGCCGTGCCGCCGAAGCCCAGCATGAACAGCATCTTGTCGGTGTCGGGGTAATACTCGGTCGCCACCGCCGTCAGAAAATGGTTCAGGTCGCGCTCTAGCGCGTCGGCCAGACGATCCTCCTGCATGGTGTCGCCATTGCTATCGTCGCGGATTTTAACCGGGCCATCGGTCGGCAGCATCTCGCTACGCGCATTGGCCTGGAACCGCAGCACCGCCTCTAACAGCAGCGGGTGCCGCACCCGGCTCATACCCTCGACCGGCGCCCCATCGGACGCACCGGCAAGATTGGGGATTTCAATTTCAAGGCCGAGCAGCTTGATACCCTGGGCGCGATCCTCGATCCACTTCTGTCGGCTCTTGATGTCGTCCTCAATACCGCGCATCAGATCGGCGCTGATGCGGTTTAACTCCATCTCGTCTATTTCATCGACCAGATTGTCAAACCAGCCTGTAGGGCCTTTGTCGGCCTTCTGAACGGGTGATCCGTTGAGGCTGACGGTGATCGAACCATCAGGATGCTCGATCCGCAGCACGTTGCCCTTGTCGTCATACTCGGGCGTGTCGTTGCCGTCGTCCTGCCCATCCACCACCACTTCGATGCCTTCCGGCATATCAGCTGGCGGAGGTTCCGCCACCCTGACGTTAGAAGATAGGCCGGGGACGAGGGGCATGGCTATTCCTGTGCGGCGTAATGCTCAACAAAGCGGTCAATCGCCGCTTGGGCCGCAGCAGTATCATCTTCTGCCGGTAAAGTATAGGTTTCAATCCACTTGGCATTGTCAGGACATGAGACAGTCACTTCAAATACCCGCTTACCGTTCAAAGTAACATCCTTGATTTCATCAACGGTTGCGTCGGCCCTTATGAACATTTCATTGGCTCCATCACACGGGATATAGCGGTTGCAGGGGCTTGTTGCCCTTGAACCTCGTAGCGTCTTCAACCTCAGCCATACGCTCCGCCGACCGGGTCAGCAGGCCAACCTCACGCATGTGGCGCATCGCCATGCTGACAGTGTCGCAATTATGCGTGAGGACGCCATTAGCAAAATAACAATGTTCGCCATCAACCGTCAGGTTGTAAACGGGACGCATAGTATGGGTGGGCGTTATGGATTTTACCACACACAAATTTTGATTTTCTGTCAACGCATTGTATCGAACACATTGTTTTTTTTGGACTTTTTGCTTCAAAAAACGAACCGCACCACTCACAAATCCCGGTATAATGGCTTTTGCTGTAAGGTTTTGGCGCACCTTCCGCTCGCATTGATGTGTATGCATTTTGTCTGTGCCAAGCGCGGCCTTCATCACTTCTATGCCATTCTTTAGTTTTTTCACGAATTGATGCAAGATGAGATAATCGTTTTTCTGATTTACCTCTTGCGCTGTATTCATCGGCATGTTTTGCGCGATGTTCCTTGAATGGCATGCATTCAAGGTTTGAAATGTCATTATTCCCGGTGTTGCCATCAATGTGATGGATTTGATAACCCTTTGGAATTGGGCCTTTGAAAAAGATCCAAACGTCACGGTGCAATCTATGACCGGCTCTGGCAAAGTATCTTCTATGGGCCGGATTGGTTGAATTTGGGTATCGACGGTATTTAACCCCATTAAATTTAACAACTTCAACAATAACGCCTTCTTTAGGTTGGAAAACCATGAACCGCTCCCGCTAAATGGATACAATGTCCATAGTGTATCAGATGGACACAATGAAGCAAGCGGTTTCCATTGATTATTGGCCCATACAGGATGATTTGCGGTTCCTGTTAAAGTTCCTCCCGTAAAATTAATTTGCCATACCTCGCGAACGCCAGTCATGGCAGCCGCAGAGACTAGGCATGGTCCAACTGGGGTTGCCACCATATCTCCAACCATGATTTCATCTATGCGTTTAGTAGTTCCATCTGCCATGGTGATCAAAGTATCACCAACAAGGCACAAATCATCATTCCGCCCCTTAGGAAACTGGCCAACCTGCGTGATAACCATGTCCGCCCAAGCACGGTCGGGCGCATAGATCATCTCCTCGGCGAACAGGTGCTGCACCGAATACAGCCGCGCCAGCTTGTCCTGCCCACGCGGATCGACAAGCTGAACGGCGAACTCCTCATGACCGTAGATGCGGCGTATTTCCTGCGCGACACTGATGCCGCTGGCTTTGTTCTCGATCAGCAACCGGTCAACCTTCAGCCTCCGGCAGGTATCGCCGACCTTGGTGACGAGGTTGTGCAATTCCAGTCGGTCCTGGAAGGCGGTCATCAGCATGACGCGGGGCAGACCGTCGATGTCGTCAACCTCGCCCGGTTGAATGACGCTCTGCTTGCCGTATCTGTTGACGTGCCGTGTCGAGCGTATCTCGCTGGTGCCATAGAACACGCCCCAGACCGTCAGCGCGCTGT